CACCAAATAACCGTGCCATATTTAGCTTTAACATCCTCTATAGTTGGCAAATCTTTTGGAAATGTATCTTCATACTTTCGTATTTTCTTTTTTGCTGGTCCTATAAATACTTGTCTAATCTCAGGGCCTACTTTTTGTAGACCGCCTTTACCCATCATAACCTGTTCTCCTTTTAAAGCCCACCATCTGTAAGCTCACCTAATTGTTTTCTTTTTACCCATAGTGCTATACAAGCTGCATCACACCAATCCTGTTCAGAAAATATATCTCCCCATTTATCTACAGTAAATACTTTAATCGCCTGTTTATTAGCATTACCTTTACCTAAGATATATTTTTTCCAATGCCTATTATCTACAGGAATACACTCTATATTATGCTGGTCACATAAGAGCCTAACTCCATGTACAACTCCAGCGATTTCCATAGTAGATTTAGGATTTTGAATAAATATAGCTGCCTCAACAGCAGCTTCTACTCTTACTTTTATTTTACTCAAATCTTGCTCAAATTTACGGGCAATTTCAAGACTTCTTATAGCAAAATCCTTTTCAGAACTACCCCATTTCCCTTGCCCAAGAATAGTTTCAGTCGAGTCTACTAATACCGCATGGACTGCTTTAGATGAACAGTCAATCCCCATATATACAATTGGAGGAAACTCTTCAAAAATCTGCCAATTACCTTCATTCTTTACCAAACTCTTCCTCTACTATTTCGTTCATGTCTAAAACACAATTTCGTAAATCCGTTACACATTTTCTAAGGGTATCTATATCTTGATACACAATAGCGTAACGCATTCCCCTTAATATAATTTCTGCTTTATTAGACGTATCTAATAGCTCATGGTCATCTATAGTTTTAAAACGCTTATCCATAAGCTAACCAAGAGCGCTCTTTTTTAATTTCTGTTTCCATAAGCTCTACAATTTTCTGACATGTAACTTTTTCTGATTTTTTATGTTTAGAACAATTAGGGCCTTTAATTTGCTGTTCATATACTTTATTCTCAGCCTCTTCCGCAGAATTAGCCGTAATTTCAATTGCGTGAACAAGACGATGTTCAACCCAAATACGGTATTTATTTGATTTAGCTGCCATGTCCTACCCCCATGCTTTTGTATTATCTCTACCCATATTGCGTAAAGTTACAACTCTAGAAACTGCATCATATGCAGATTTATATGCATTAAGCAAACCAGATACCTTAATATGGATAGCTTCTTGTCCAATAATTTCTTTTCTCAATTCAGTTAAATTCGGATAACGCTCAAACGCCGCCCCTCTAACCTCTTCTCTAGTAAGTTTCTTTTTCCCCTCTTCTTCCCGTTCATCCGCTAACTTATAAATAGCAGTAGAGTATCTTTCATTAAAAGCGGCTTCTAATGCGGTTTTTGTTGCTGTAACATCGGCTAATTGATTTTCTAAATAAGCTTTGTATCCACCAAACATAGTTAAAAACTCTTCTAATTGTTGATTAGTAGCATTCATAAGATTAGTAAAATCAACACTATAATCTTTCGTAACTTCTTTACCTATTGCTGGAATAGATAACTCAGTTATAAATGTTTCTGCATTTGCCAATGCGGTTAATGGTGACCATCGTTGTATGTCCGCCATAATCAACCTTCTCTCTTACAAGCGCAGTATCTATAACCAGTACATTTTTCTGGTTGGTTAGTCATATTCATAATTCGATTACATCTATCATAAATTTCTTTCCAATGTTCAGGGTCTTTCTTAACTTCAAACGCTTTAATCTTTTGGTCGTTCTTACATTCATATAATACCACACCATGTTGGTATCCTGTAAGGTTTAAATAAATCTGAATTTGAACAGTATGCTCAGGTTTAGGTTCTTTAAGAGCATTAAACCCTCGTTGATTAATAGATTTTAACTCAATTAATAATTGCTCATGTTCTGGATGACTAATTAAAAAGTCCAACCTACCCGAAATAGGTGGGTCATCTGCTTTAATAACTGATTCAGTTTCTAAAAGCACATCCATTTTTTCAAAATATTTTTCGTACCTATACCCTAAATAATCTCCGCAATCAAATATACGCCGAGCTACGGCACTTATTTCCTCTTCTTTAACTAAACCGTTGTAACAATTATATAAGTACCTATCGCAAATACTTCCTAGTGCAGAAGGATAAAACACCCCTTGTCTAGCAGGGCGTTGGGCTTCTTTCAAGCTGCTGTCTATGCTCTTTAACAGCCACTTATCTTGTATGCCATCTATATTATCTTCTAGCAGCTCTCCAAGGCTCGCCATAATTCCTCCTGAACTCGTTGTTTAGTATCTGCTCTAATATGGAAAATGTATTCTATTGAAGGATTTTCCATTAATGTTATATCTCGTTGCATATCTCTTTTCTTTAAATGCCCATATACCCCATCAGCTTCAATAACAAACTTTAAATCGGGTATCCAAAAATCTACTGTATATGTATAAAATTGTTTTTGTTGTTCAAAGCGCATACCCATTTCCGATAAACAATCAGCAATTATATTTTCTTGATTAGTAAAATCGGTTGGTTTTATATTCATGATACTTCTTGTTTAAGCTCTTCAATTTTATCTGGGTTATCAATAAAAAATTGCTTTAACCCATTTAAACCCATAGCTTTATCAGCTTTATAGGTATACCATGCTCCTGCTCTAGTAATTAAACTTCTATCTATAGCTTCTCTTATAAAGCTTTCTAATATATCTATTCCTCCGTCTACCCTAAATGGCACAACAGCCGCCCTCCAGTTCTCACCCCCCACTTTACTCTTGCGCAATCGCACTTCCATATCAAAACCAACTCTTTGCTTGTTTTCTTCAATCCAGCCGCTACGTCTAACTTGCAGGAGAAAATGCGAAAAGAAAGTTTGTGCTAATCCACCAGGCATATTGTCTATGGCAACGGGTCCCAAACTTGAGCGAACTTGATTGATTGCCACTAACGCAGAGCCGTGTTTTAGATTAGGAAGTAATTTAGGCAATGACGCATTAATAAACCTCGCCTGCCATGCCATTGGGTTGTAGGAAAATTCCTCTTCAGCAACTGTTGTCGGAACAAGGCCTGCAATGCTATCTAATACAATAACATCCACACCCGCCTTCATCATTTCTCTAACAATCTCTAATGCATCCTCCCCATTAGTGGGTTGGGCAACCAGAATCTTATCTGCGTCTAAGCCACATTTTGTAACCCAGTTCGCATCCCACGACAATTCTGTATCTATCCAACCAGCCGTACCACCAGCTGACTGGGCATTTCGAGCTATTTGAGAAGCTAAATAGGATTTTCCTACATTAGTAGGACCGTACAGAAGAGTCATACGCTTTTTAGGTATGCCTCCTCCCGTTAGAGAATCTAACGCAGGAATACCAAAGGGGATACGCTCATATGAAAACGCATCATTACTTCCCCTAAATAAGTTTAAATCTTTTTTAGAGAGAAGTTGTTGGATAACTTCTTCTGCATTGTCTTTCATAAAACTACCTTATTCCTTATCAGAGTTTTTACTACGTAAATCTCTAATCTGAGCAGCTAGTTTTTCTTTAGTGGCTTGATATACGGCATCAATTACTTTGTTGCTGTCTTCAAGCTGAGGTTCCAATGGTATTTCGGTATCTATGTCACTAATAGTAATATCTAATCTAGCGTATTGATTAGAACCATCTTTTCCAACATTCATAGTGACTCCAAGGTGTGATGTAATCTTCGGCATAGTGCCCTCCGTCTTTTTAATTTTTTTAAGTGTATCACTATCTGTATAAGATGTCACGTAATCTTCATAGTCCATCTTAGTAGCCCATGAAGGAGTGCAAACCTCTTTATCAACAAACAAAGGAATCCCTAAACTATTGGTCTGCATTATCTTAATAATCTCTGGGACTACTTCATCCATCTCATCTTCATGTACTTCACAAATAATTTCATCATGAACTTGAAGTAAAGGTTTGCTTAACTTACCTTGTAAAAATTCATCTACTTTAATTAACCTTTCATTTAAGATATCTGCACTAGTACCTTGAACTAGGTAATTAACTCCTTTATAGCTCATACCAGATGGTATCTTATAAACCCTGCCGTACTTGTTCTTTATCCATCCCCGGCTCTCTACAGCCTTCATAACGCCTCGTATGAACTCTCTAGAGCCCTCAATGCTGTCTAAGTACCTTTTCTTATACTTACCAGCTTCTTGCTTCGTAGTCTGTAGTTGTTGGGCAAGACGTTGGTTACCAATTCCGTATATGATTCCGAAAGTAATCCCCTTAGCCATTTGCCTATAGTACTTAAACTGAGGGTCATCTTCATCTAACTCAAATGCAATCTTTGCCGCTTCCCCATGAAAGTCTACATCGG